ATATCTGGTTCATTTTTACCATTGGGTTTTATACCCATCGCTTCTTCTAGACAGTGCCCCTCTTTCCCACAATGCTTTTCATTTTTTGAAGATGTGTCAAATTGTTTTCCTTTAACATTTTTTTCCCATCTTGTGATAATTTCTTTTTTCCCGTCCTCAATATTTTTTGATGGTTCTACCTTTTCTTCTATTTTTTCTATAAGATCATCCATAATACTTTTTATTATCTTTTTAGTTTTAAACTTTTTTACATTCATATTTAAACTTTTTTTCTCTTCTTTTGTCATTTTATGTCTCGGTAAAATATATGCGTTTTTACCTATCTTTATCCATCTATCATCTGGAGGTGGATATTTATCCACACTCATTTTATATAAGATATATTATAATGCCTCCTCACAAATCACAAGACTATAAACTATCTGCTGTCAAATATTATCTTAAATCAAAGAATGCTAGTGAAACATGTCAGATCTTTGAATGTAGTTCCCGAAGCCTTATGAGGTGGGTTAAGAAGTATCAAACCTCTCAATCAATAGAAAGAAAGGATAGAGTTAATGTTGCTTACAAAGTTCAACATAAACATATCAAATTTATAAAATCTACAATCAATGAAGATAAAACGATTACTATGGAAGATTTATTAAAAAAGATTCAAATTAAATATCCCGATTTCAATATATCACGAGTCCATTTAGGAAGAGTAGTGAAAGACTTAAATATTACTCTCAAACAAACACGATTAAGACATGAACCTAAAACTCGCCATAAAAAACCTATCTCAATTAAAAATGAATTAAAAAGGTTTTATGATATTGTAAAACAATATGATATCAAAGATATAATCTGTATTGATGAAACTTCATTAAACTCTTTTATGAAAAGAAACCATTGTTATGAAACAATAGGAAAAAGATGTGTTGTAAAAACACATGATAATAAAGTTTTCAGGAAATATACAGGTATATTCGCAATCAATAGTAAAGGTGTCGTGCATCACGAAATTTATGAAAAAGGAGGAAGCACGGGTGAAAGGTTATATGATTTTCTAAAACATTTTATCAATCATAATAAGGATAAATTAATTATAATGGATAATGCCCCCGTTCATAAAAATAAAGCGGTGAGAGATTTAATAAATGAAAATAACAACTTATTATTTTCAGTCCCTTATCAACATTACACAAATGCGATAGAAGGTTATTTTAATGTCTTGAAAAGTAGATTAAATAAGAAAAATGGAATAACTTATGATGATTTAGTGAAAAATGTAAAAAGTATCATAAAAGAAATACCAAAACAAACATATCATAAATTATTCATAGGAAGCTATCAGAGAAGCAAAACATATAAACCCAAAAAATCCCGTAAAAGACATTAAAGAAATATAAAGAGTAGGCGTTTTAAATGTTCAAAGGTGTAAATATTATTCTTTTAGGATATCCATGATTTTGAATTTAATCTTTGATGATTTAGTTGATGATTTAATTTCATTTAATATTTTTGTATATTTTTGAGGAATAATTGTATAATGAATACTTGATATATTATAGAATGAAACAAGCATTCGAAATAATTCACCTTCATTCATTGAAGATAAATTTGTTACAAAAGGATCAAGTACCTTTTCAACATAATTATTAATTATATCTTCTTTTTCAAGATGACTAATAAATAGAGAAAATCCAATTATATTATCAATCGTTTTATTTTCAGCACATAGTTTTAGATAGTTAGAATCCCCTTCTTGAGATAGTTCTTCGTGAAAAAATTTAGTATAATATTTATTACATGTCCTTAGAAGAATCATATCCTTACGATTAGAGTTTATTTCCTTAATAATCCCTACATAGAGTGGAATATAGATATGATGAACGATCGAGTTTTCAACTAATTTCTCAATAATATAAGGAATTAGGTAATCAACATTTATTTTTTCAATGATCTCCTTTTTAAGAATAAGATAATTTGAATCTGTTAATTTATTAATAAGACTATTGATAGTTTTGATTGATTGTGTATCCTCGGTAGTTTCTTTTTTATATCTCTTATTTTTATTGATATTCATACGATAATATTTTTTATTAATATCAATATTATCAAGGAAATTTAAAAGATGATCATCTTTTCTCGAGAGGTATCCTTGATATTTTTCTTGAAAGTCGAGGGATTGTAGGGTTTCTTCGATATCTACAAGCGAAGACATAATATTATTAATTATAAATTATTCTTTATATATATTATTCTGTTTCTTTAATCTTAATTTCTATATTTTCATTATCCCCTTTATTTTGATTTTCATTATCCCCTTTATTTTGATTTTCATTATCCCTTTGATTTTGATTTTCATTATCCTCTTTATTTTGATTTTCATTATCCTCTTTATTTTGATTTTCATTTTGATGATTGATTATTTTATGTGGAATAGATTCAATGATGGAAGTTTGTACATTCTCTTTTACATTTTGAAGGGATTGTTGTTGTTCTTCTGAGAATTTCTTCATTTCACCTTGGAAGTCAAACTTTTTCTTTTTTGATTCTCCTTTACCATTTGAGAATTCTTGTTGGACTTGTTTTCGTTTGATTGATTCAACCGATTTTGAGAAAACTTTGTAAGCTTCTTGATGATCTTTATAATCTTCATACTTACCAGAAAGACCAAAGAATTGCCAACCTTCTGTCTTAAGTTGTTCAACTACCATTGAATATGAGAAGTAGTTTTTATCCAATGAAAATAATTGTAAAAATCCATTACTTGCTGTAACCATTAATGAGATCGTCCATGATGCCCAATAACTAATCATTTCAAAACTAGCTGGTAATTTAGCAGGATCCATTTGTCCCATTGATAAGATAGCAGGTAATAGAATACTTCCAGTTGTTACAATAAAGCGAAATACATTATAATATTTTTTGGTATGATCTCTTTTCTTTTCATAGTATGATATTTCATCGAGAAAGCGAAACTTAAGTATTGATTTATCATATGATTTTTCTAGATCGATATCATCAATAATGCCTGATACATTATTTGAAAAGTTCATCTTTTATAGTATTAAAAATAATTTATTTAATCAATTAATGCAAAATCGTTAATTTTTTTCTTTCCTTTTTTATTTTTTTTAATTTCGTTTCCATCTTTAAAAATGGTATAATTATTCTTATGATAAAACTGAATTCTTTTTTCACATTGTCTTGTAAAGGTTGAAAAAGTATCTTGAATATCAATAATTAATGGATGGAATTTACGATCACATGCCTTTTGTCGAAATACTCTTCCAACCGATTGTTCAACATCTGATTTCGGAGAGGCTAAAATAACAGTATTTAGTTTTGGAATATCCATTCCTTCACTCGCCATAGAGAATGTAGCTAAAATGATTTCTTTTTCTTGTGATTCCCTTAATTCTTCAGGTTTCATACCACCTACATAGTATCCTCGTGAGTAATTTTCTAATGTTTTATACAATAGTTCCAGATGGTTTCTACGATCACTTAGAATGAGAATACTTCTTTTTTCTTGATTATATTTTTTGATTAAATCGATGATAATTTCACTACGAGGGAGATAATCACAAATATTGTTAATCATTTTTGGTATACATGGTTCTTTTCGAAAGTTCAATTCTTCTTTATTGTATTTTTCAACATTAAAATTACAATCAATAAGTTGGACTTCAACATAATCTTTATTTTTTGTTTTTTGTAGATAAACAATATCACCCATATACCATTCAAAAACTTTTGATAAACCATCTTTTCTTTTAGGTGTCGCAGATAATCCTAACATATATTTGGAGGCAACTTTCCTCATTGATTTAGAGAATACTTCCGCACCTAAATGATGACATTCATCAAAGATAGCCAGACCAAATGAATGGAATGTATTTTCAGGATATTCTTTCATTGATAAACTTTGAACCATGGCTAAAACAATATCTTTATCTTCAATATCAATAGTATTTTGTTGAATTTTACCAATTCGTGCGTTTGGAATAAATTCTAAGATCCTGTCCCTCCATTGAGTCATGAGAAAATCTTTATGAACAATAACAATTGTTTTCTTTTTTAAAGTACAAGCGATATGTAATGCGAGAACAGTCTTCCCTCCACCACATTTTAAAGATATAATACCACCACCTTTTTCGTACGCATTCTTAAGATAGATATCTTCAATGGGTTGTTGTTCCGGCCTTAGAACTCCTTTAAAAGAGAGATGAATTGATTCACCTTCATAAATTGTATTAAATTTTGGTGGTCCAAATTTTGAGATACCATAAAATCTTGGTAAATAGAGTTTCTTAGGACTTTCCATATAGACACAAAAACGACCCATCTCACTATTTTGTGACTTATTAAATGTGTATGGTTTTACAGATAGTTGATCTTTGATTTCTTTAATTTGTTTTGTATCATATTCACTTTTTATGATTTTATAACCATCATTTGATAATTTTGTTACCATTTCTAAATTTCCCTATATATATATATATATATAGTCTTAAATATTATAATAGTTTATTCCATTCACTATATAGGACAGCCATTTTTTTGATTACATGATCCATTATTATGACTGGAATTTTTGTTTCACCAAGATCAAACTTACATGTCATAGTTGTTAGGATGTGATCATATTTTTTTTCATATGAAATTGTATTTGTGTAATTCCATTGAACTGAGTCATTAATAATGATTGAATTATCATTATAATCGATTGTTTTTTCAATATAGATATAATGATCATTTGATATTTTATATGTCATTGTAATTAGATAGGCATATCGTTTTGAAAAGGGCCATGGGAATATATTATCTTGATAGTAGAGTGATATATCCATATTATTTTTTTTAATTTGTTTTATTTTTTGTATATTCTCAATGGGTAATACAGAATTGAGGGATATTTGTTTTTTTATATTTAAATTATTCATCATATCCATTACATGATGAATATTATTCGAATGTAGTTTACCTTGGAATTTAACAGATTTATGATAATATCCATCTGTTGATTTTCTCCATAGACTGATACCTTCGTTTAGAATTTCATAATCCTCCCACTTTTGATTGATAAAATCGATTATATTATTAAGATAGATTTTAACGTTTTCCATTAAATTCCGTATTATTTAATTTTTGTAGTATTTAAATATTAATTATAACCGAATATTATAAAAAAAGTAGAAAAGCAAAGTAGAAATAGAAGAATTTAATCTTTAACATCAAGGAGAGTATCTAATGAATGACCTTCTTTTAATGGAGTCCATTTTTTGAAAAGAGGATTAAATTTACATTCTACAATTGCTTCTGATTTTAGATTCGTTAATTCTTTTACCCACTTTGAAGTTTGAATATCGGGAATGGAGGCATAAGAATGTTTTTGGATATTTGTTTTTTGTTCATTGTAAAGATAAAGTTCATAGACATCTGGTTTGACGGTTTGAATTATTCGGAAAGAGATAAACTTTTTATTTGTAGAATTTACCTTTTTATAGTCATTATCTTTGAAGAGATAGAGGATTTTTGAATAGCTGGTTTTTAAGGGAACGAAATAGAAACCTCGAATACGATAGGGTAAATTAGGAATAAAATCATTTAAGATATATCTAATTTGATTAAAGTCAAAGTATTTTTTAATAATGATCGGACAGATATCACAAAATGAATCATTAATATATTTAGACTCCATAATATCAATACAATGATTCATACGATCGTGTATCTGTATGGTATTTAATGAGACACCATTCATCGTATAGATATCTCCAATTAGTAGGCACCATTCATTATTTTTATTTCGAGTAAGTTCAACTTCAAAGAGAGTTCCATTGAATAGAGCTGGATCGAAGCGATAATGGACAACAAATATTTTGGGATATTCATAACCATCTTTTATTTTTTTATCAATCAGGAAGCAATAATTAATATTATTAATTTGAGTTAAAAATAATAGGTATGGAGTCCCTGAACTTTTAAGGCAAATTACATGTGGATTATTAAGATTTTTATTGTATTGATCGTTATATATTTTAGCATATCTGTAGTTGAATTTAATGTTTGTTTTAAGGTAAAGATTATCAAGTATATATTTTTTCATTGAATTATCGGTTACATTATCAATTTCTTTATTACAGAAGCTTGTTCTAGTGATATGTTTTGGATCCATTTATAATTACTTTAATAATTGTAAATTATCTTTATATCAAATTTTTGATTTAAAAATAAATTATTGTGTAGATAATAAGAATGGAGCATCAAGATTGGAATCAATATATTATCCATTGTAAAAACCCTATAAATGTGGAAAAAGATGTGAAAAATGACAAGAAGAAAAAGAATTATGCCCCTAATAAAGATAAAAAACTAGAGGAAAAAATAAAAAAAGGAGAACCATTAAATCATAAAAAAATAGATAAGGAATTATCTAAAAAAATTCAAGCTGCAAGATTAGAAAAAGGGTTAACACAGAAGCAATTAGCAAATAGATTATCATTACCTGATAAATTGATTAATAATATTGAAACCGGGAAGGCAATTTACAATGGACAACAATTAAGTAGAATAAAGAGTTTCTTAAAAATTTAATATTTTATATAATAAAATGATGGGTATGAATAATTATTTACTATGTGTATCTTTATTTATTTTGGGATGGTATATGTATAAACATAGAGATAGATTCGGCCTTAACTTTAAGTCAAATAAGTGTTTTATTTATTTTATTCCAATAATTATTTTATGTATTTTTTTTACACAGAAGGGATTTAGAAAATTATTGAGTCAAAAGGATGCGATTACATATTTAATTTGTTTCCTTGTAGGTTGGTTTTCGAGTCGATTTTTTGGTAACAACCAATTGATTGAAGGCCTTGATGATGAGGATATTGCTGGAGATATATTTGGCGGTTTGGGTGGTGTGACGATCGATGAAGTATATGGAGCTAGATGGCAACGA